GCAACTTGCACGAGCTGAGCCGCTTGCCGCAACGGTCTTCGGCCAACACGCCGACAGTGTTGTCGTTGACATCAAAGTAGTTGCTGCCTGTGTAGCCGCACTCACCGCTTCGGTATTGCCACTGGCAGATGTTGGCGATGATTTGACGCTTGGGAATCATCACGCCAGCGAGGTCGAATTTGCTGGCCAACTCGAAGCTCACCGAGTCGCGGTTTTCGCTTGCTTTACGGTCTACGTACCAGACCTCATCGGGGAACTTGGCATGTGGGTCTGCGGCGGCTTCGCCATCAAGGTATTTCTTGAGGGTGCGGATGCGTTTGACGGTGGCGCCACCTAGGTCGTTGCCGGGTGTGGTGGCGTTGACCAGCAACAGCAGCGTGGTAATGGTGCCATCCAGGTTGCTGATGGTCAGCGTGGGGCGCGGGAGCGTGCCGGTGTTGCTGTACTCAAAGCCGTCAGCCTTGACGGGCAGGCGGGCGTAAGCGTTGCCGTTCCAGGTGATGTTGCCGGTGACGTTGGCGTTGCAGCCGTTGTGCCAGCGGTAAGTGTCGCTGCTGCCGTGCAAGGTTGTGTCCAGCGTCATCTCAAACAGTTCGATGATGGCGCTTGGTGCCAGTGCGGCCAGCTCCTCATAGACGCTGCTGATCGCTGTCCAGACAACCGTGCCATCGGTGATGGTGCTGCCAATGTCGGTTGGCCAGGCGGGTTGGGTGCTGGAGCTGGTGCCAGCTGTGGTGCATTGGAAGACGAGGCCGGATGCCTGCAGGCTGGTGGCGCGAACAATCGCACCAACGGCGTAAGCGGTTGAACTAGCCCAGGCTGAGTACGCCATCAGGGTTCAAATACTTGGCGGAAGGTGACGTCGATTTTGCTGCGCTGGAAATCGAACAGTTCGCGGGTCCAGCTGGGGCAGATCCACTTGTAGGACGTGGTGGTGTCGGGTGGGGTCCAGTCGAAGCTGGCGTTGTCGGCGGCGCGGTCGTTTAGGAAGGTTTCGATGATGTCAGCGTCAGCGTCGGTGACGTTGAAGCTGAGGCGCCACTCCTTCGGGTTTTGGTTGAGGCCGTAGGTCAGGCGCTGTTGGTAGCCGTCGCCGAATTGGACCGTGCGGACGTTCGGTTGGCTGGTTTTGTTGGCCGAGTAGGTCGGGTTGTAGCTGGGGAAGGTGGCCATTAGGCGAGCAAGCCTCCGGGGCGTTTTTGTTTAATGAGTTCTTGCTGGACCGCGATGCCGATGGCTTTACCGAGCTGGTTGGCCTGGTTGCCATCGCCTTGCACACTAGACCCGCTGGCGTCTACGTTCACCACGACGTTGGCGCTTCCCATCCCAAGGCTGTCGTTGGGTACGATACCGCCGCTGCGGCCTGGGACGAACAACTCGGGGCCTTTTTCGCCGACGATGTAGGGCGAGCCAGCAGATACGGGACCGCCTGCTGCTCTGAATCCAATAGGGCCAACCCCAAATCCGACAGCAGGATTTAATTTGCCCGCAGCGGCCGTAGCACCCCCAAGACCCATTCCGCCGCCGGGGAAAAGGTTAAGGACACTGTTGAGGATCGTCATTTCGATCCACTTGGCGATGATCTGGGCCGCCATGTCAAGGAAGCGGTCGGCCACGCTTTGGAAGAAGCTGGCGAGGGCTTCCTGGGCGGTCATGGCGCCAGAAATGACGCCTTTGAACGAGTCACTGAACGCTGCGCCTATACCCTCGGCGGCTGTTGTTATTTGCTGTATAGGATCTAACAGCGTATTTAGTTCACCTTTAACACCTATAAAGGCGTTTTGTAGACGCTTTTCTGGAGACTGTTCGGCCGTGGCTCCAGCTATTGCAGCGCCTCTAGCAGTACGCAATCTATCTCTACGCTCTATTAAAGATTCAAGCAAGGCTTGTTGATTAAACAAGGTTTCGTTTTCTGCTTTTAGCGCTTCGAGCTCTGCAATTTGTATGTTAAGAGCCCCCACTGCGGGATCATACAGCTGTTCGATCTTCGCTAACTGCTCGCTAAGTGCTGGAATTGTTCCGTTCAAAATGCTGTCATTGTACGTTGCTTGGTAAATAATCAAATCGTTTTGCGCCTTAACCATCTGGTTAAGCGGTGCAATAAAAGCCTGTTCAATACTTGCAAGCAACTGCAACCTATTACGATCTTCGTCTGTAAGTTGTTGGGCTGTTTGCAGTAATTCTTGATACGCAGCAATTTGGCGGGCCACGGAATCGTTTGCTGCATCTATACCGCGTGTATCCGCACTCAAAGCGGGTAGCGCACCCATGCCTGGGATTTTGGATGGCACCTGAAGAAGTTTTTGTCCTTGCGCGGCTTGTGCTTCAGCCGGGGCTAAACGAGCCAGTGCAACGTCGTTAGCTTTAATTAGTGAGTTGTAAAATTTTTCGGCGTCAGTCGTTAATTTGCCTTGTGCCCGAACCAGTTCACGCTGAACTTTGGTTTGCTCTGTATCTGCTTCAAGCTGGGCGCGTACTTTAGCCAGCTCTATTGATACCGCTGCTATTTGACGCCTGTAATTTTTAATGGATATTTCTTCGTTCTCTCGGTTAATATCTTTATTGATTCGTGCAATTTTTACGGTGTTATCGTAGTTTGTGCGTGCAATAGTTTTGGCAACATCTAATTTATACCTTTCGTTTTCTACATCAAATTTTAGCATTTCTAGCTTAAACTGTCGTTCATTATTGGCGGCCTCGTTATTTATTTCTGCCAATCCAGTTCTATAGTCATCTACTGCGTTCATCAGAGTGGTAGCCGCATCTGCACCTGGAGCAGCCATAAGTTCGCGCTCTTTTGAGGCATTTCTGGCTATTTCAATACGAATATCGCCTTGCTTTTTCAGCAGTTCCAGTTCTTTTCCTAAAGCTTGCACCTGGGTGTCGAACGCTTTTCTTTGTAGCTGCTCGGTCAAGTCAAACTGTTGACGTTGTAGCGCCAGCACCATATCTGCATATTGCTCCGCGTACTGTCTTTTTTTATCGTTTAAAGTTCTCTCCAGCTCGGCCAATTCTGTGTACAACTTTTCGCCGTCTTGTAGCCGGGCAGTCAATTCTTCATTACTAAGTTTGATGTTTGTCTGAGTTTGTTTTTTAGCAAGTGCTTCGTATTTTGCGATAATCGGCTTTTGCGCTGCTTCTCCTCCGCTTAAAGAAGCAAACATTTCTTTTTGGAACTGCGCTGCTTGTTCTGGCTTTAAGTTTTTTGTTATAGTATTTACGTTTGATTGTGATGCGGTAGACGGGGCAAATTTAAGTACGTCAGCAATAAACTGTAGCAAGCCGGCTAAGGGACCTGCTAAGGCTACTTGCAGTTGAAGATTTAAGTCTGCCCATGCTCTGTTGAGCTTAGAAGATGCGTCACCTAAATTTTGAAGACTTGCTACGCCTTCATAACCAATTTTTTTGTTCAGCTCTTCTTGAACAACTTGGAGCGCCAGGGAGGACCGTCCGGCTTCCGCGTATTGCTTTGCCAGAAATTCTGTTTCTTTAGATGAGAAGAGCGCGCTGTCGCTCATGTGCTGGATTGTTGTATCCAGCGTCCGCACAGCTTCACCAGCGACACGCGCACCAGCAATAACACGGTCCACAATCGTGCCGATTGCACTGGTGACAATCGACATCATGGGGTTGCCGGGAATAAAACCGCCGGCAAAGCCGCCTACAACAGCGCCAGGGCCTCCTCCAAACAACAGCGGAAATGCACCACCAATTAGTGCGTTCTGAAGAGCACCTCCACGATTATCTTTGCTGGCAGCCCCGGCACCACCGCCTGGAGCAGGAGGTTTTGTTCCGGGTGGTTGCGCTCTTTGTGTATTTGCAATAGCTTTACGCAACAGCAATTCGTTGCGAAGCCCGTTAAGAATTACGTCAATCTGATCTAATTCTGCTTTGGTTAGTTGGGCGCCTTCTGACTTGAGCTTGTTGTTAAGAGTTTCTAGGTGGTTAATTTCATGGTCGACTTGTAGCCCTTTAGCTTTGTACTCCAGAGCTTTTTGCTCCAGGATCAGGCCGGATCCAATTATGTTCTGCAGGCGTTTCTGCAGAGTTGTCTGGGTGTTAAGAGTTTGCTCTGCGGCTTTAGCTGCTGGGGCTTGAATCCCGCCTGTAGCCATCCAAGCAGCAGGAGATCCGGGGACAGGAGGAAGTCCTCCCGGACGTCGCCCGAACGTACTTTCAGCTGCCCCAGCAGTCATGGAGCTAGGGCGCATCAGCGCCTCTTCAGCGCGATTTTTGCGTTCGTACGCAATGCGTTGGTTTCTGAGTTCTACCGTTAAACGTTTAGCGACGTCCAGTTCGTTATTAGCTAAAGCCTCGCTGGCTTGCGCCAGTCGATTCTGCAGGTCTTCTTGCTGTGTTTCTTTTAACTTTGCCTGGACAATCTGTTGACCAGTTATAAGCTGCCTGTATTCCAAATCGGCTGCCTGCTTTGCAAAATTAGCGCGTTTTTGAAAAGCAGCTACGGTGTCTAACCGCGTTGCTGGACCGGCAGCAGAACTAATCCCAGATGTTTGTCCCGCAAGCCGGGCGGTACTTAAACGAGCGCCAGTACCCGCAATGGCTTCTTCTAAAGCCCTAAAGTCGTTTGAACCAATTTTTACAGTGTTTAATACATTTTCTAGTGCAGCTTGGTAAAAAGTTAGACCTTCTATTGTATCGGGTATACTTTTGCCCAGTGCTACTACGTCCTGCACATTCATACCGCTTACTTTCATATTTACACCAAACGCTTTTGCTTGAGTTCGGGCAAACTCGTTAGATACTTTGTTTGCGGCTACAACTGCATTTCTATACTGGTCTGTGCCAACGGTAGCGTTGTTAGCAATACTACGAAAAGTACTTAACTGCGAATTGAGTCCTGCTAAAGTTTTAGAGTACATATTTATTGTCTGTTCTGTTCCCCCAGCTGTTATTTTGAACTGCCGCGCACCTTCTTTTGCGCCGGCAAAACTTGCGACGAGATTTTCTAAATTTTTCTTGAGTTCTCTTGTTTTTTCGCTGCCTACCGCTTGATCGAATATGTTTCGTTGCTGTTTTATGCCTTGAATAAGAGTTTGTATTTTGCGTGCGCTACTTTCCAGCTGGTCAAGAGCCTGTTGACCTTTAACGCTTACTTCGATTACAGCGCCGTAGTTTGCCACAGATCGACGTTGAAGCCTTGTACAGCAGTCTACGCGCTAAAAAGCCGCCGGGGTTAGCGGCGGCGTTTGGCTTTGTCGAGTTCCTTTTGCTGGTCCTCGTTCAGGATTTGGAAGTAGGCGCTCCAGCCGAGCAATTCCTCGGTGGTCATCGTGGTGCTGATTTCGGAAAGGGTCTTGCCTAGCTCTTTGGCAACTCCGAATTGGAGCATGAGCCAGTTGTCTTTCCGAAGTTCGGCACTCAGGATTTTGGGTCGATTGGCTCCGCGTCGTCGGTCAGGATCGCCAGCATCAGGGCTTGCAGGTCCTTGTCCTTGACTTCGTTCTTCAGGACGTCGATTTCGCCGGGGCTGAAGATCTTGGCGCCAGTGTCGTCCAGGGCTTTGGTGATGAGCAGCTGGAGGGCGAAGGCGTTGGCGTCGTCAGACTTGGCCTGTTTTTGGGCGCGTTCGCGCTCGGCCATGGTCAGCGGGGTCACCCACATCTCAAAGTCGCTGCCGTCGCTAAGCGTGACGGTCTTTTTGGTAGGCTCCAGGTTGGCGGCCTTGCGGAGGCGGTCAATGGCGCGGACGGGAACAGGCATACAAAGTGCTTGTTTATCGTTTTAATGTAGCGGACTAGACAGCAAAAAGCCCCAGTTGCCTGGGGCCGTGTGCTGATTTTGAGTTGGATCAGGACTGGGAGAAGTCGAAGGTGGGGGTGCCAGCGGGGCGGAAGTTGACGGTCACCGATTGGGCGTCGTCGGGGTTGATGTTCAGGCTGGCGGAGGTCAGCACAGCGTC